CGAGAAGAGATATTAATGGGTAGACCTTGGACTAGTGAAGAAGACAACTATACTTATTTTAGGATGAAGGATCTAGAATCTTTCTTATCACGAAATAGATTTATGTCTTTAACAACTCCAAAGATTGCGCAAAGACTTCGTAGTATGAATGGAGAAGCAGTATCACAAAGTATAAAAAGTAGAACTGTGAGATTGTGGAAGATACCTGCATTCAAAAAACAAACAGAACCGTTTAAAGTTAGTTCATCCGTTAGTGATGACGATATACCGTTTTGAAAATTACAAAAGTATTCGGTCCTCCAGGTACAGGGAAAACAACCTTTTTATTAAATAAGGTAGAAGAGTTTTTACAAGAAGGTATTCCGCCAGAAGAGATTGGATACTTTGCCTTTACAAGGAAAGCATCTACTGAAGCAAAAACTAGAGCGATTGCTAGGTTTAATCACCTAAAAGAAAAACAATTCAGTAACTTTAGAACTCTTCATAGTCTTGCATATTCTAGGTTAGGTCTGTCAAACGGAAGAATGATTTCTTCTGCGCAGATGAAAGAGTTTGCTGACAAAGTTGGTATGGATAACGTAGGTGTTAACTCTGGTGATGAATCATGGGAATTAAAAACAGACAATCCTGTATTGAATGTAATCAACTTAGCAAGACTAAAGATGGTTGATTTAGAAAAAGAATACAATTCTTCATCTCTAAACATCGGTTGGCATTCTTTTTTACATATATATAATTCTTATAGAAAGTTTTTAGAAAAGCATACGCTGTTAGACTTCACAGATTTGTTAGAACAGTTTTCTATATGTGACGATGATACCTATCCAAACTTTCAGGCACTAATTATTGATGAAGCTCAAGACTTGTCTCCGCTACAATGGAAAGTAGTTTCACGATTAGTAAAAAAATCAAACAAAGTTTACATAGCCGGAGATGATGATCAAGCAATTTTTGGTTGGGCAGGTGCAGATGTAAAATCCCTTTTGACGTATGAAGGTGAACATATAATTTTAAATCAATCACATCGTATACCAAAAACGATTTACGACTACGCAGATAAAATTGTAAACAGGATTAAGTATAGAGTTCCTAAAGAATGGAATCCAAGAGATGATGAAGGTAGTTTAGATATCATAGCCAACTTTAGAAGTTTAGATTTCAATGACAACTGGTTAGTTTTAGCACCCAGTAATTATGTTTTAAATGAGATACACGCATATTTAAAAAGTATGGGTATTTTGTTTGAAAGAAATCACATACGTTCTATATCAGAAAAAGTAGTTGATGCTGTGGATTCTTGGGACAGACTTATGAATTACGAAAGTATAACCGCTAACAACGTAAAGAGTATATACTCTTATCTTAATAAAGATTTAATTAAGAAAGGCTATAAAAAATTTGAAGGGCAGTCCGATGTGCGTTACACGTTTGATGATTTAAAAAACAATCACGGTTTGCTCTCAGAAAGATGTTCTTGGATGAATGCATTAGATAAGATATCTGATGATCAATCTATTTATATACGTTCTGCTATAAGAAAAGGTCAATCGTTACTAGGTAAGCCTCAAGTTAAATTGTCTACCATTCATGGTAGCAAAGGTGGTGAAGCTGATAATGTTCTTTTCTTTCCTGATCTTTCTGAGAAGTTTTGCTCTTTAGGTTTTAAAGATCCAGATGCTATGAACAGATTACATTATGTCGGAGTTACTCGAGCAAAGAAATCTTTAAACATTATGCAACCAGAAAGATATGATCGGAGTTTTGCTATATGAACCTTAGTTTAATAAAACCAAAAGGAACTGAGTGGATAGCTCCTAGTGTGTTGCCCGATCTATCTGGTGCGGAAGAGATTGCAATTGACTTAGAGACTAGAGATCCAAACATCAAGAAACAAGGACCAGGCTGGCCTAGAAGAGACGGCAACATCGTTGGTTTCGCTATAGCTGCAGAGGGTAAAAGACTTTATTTACCTGTAGCACATGAAGGTGGTGGAAACTTAGACAAGAAAAAAGTTTACAAATATGTTCAAAATGTTTTGAATCTAAACTCAAACAAAATATTTTTCAACGCGGCATATGATGTTGGTTGGTTACAGGCAGAGGGTTTTAAAGTCAACGGAAAAATTATCGATGCTATGATCGCGGCAGCTTTGATAGATGAAAATAGATTTACATACAGTTTAAATGCTTTGGGTTTTGATTACTTAAAAGAAATAAAATCAGAAGTTGATTTGCGAGATGCAGCTGCACAATTTGGTATTGATCCAAAGGCAGAGTTGTATAAACTTCCGGCTATGTTTGTCGGGGAGTATGCAGAACAAGATGCCGCATTAACATTGAAGCTTTGGAATTTTTTTAAGATTGAATTAGTAAAGCAAGAGTTAACAGAAATTTTTGATCTTGAATCTGAGTTATGTCCGATCTTAATAAAAATGACTGAGCGTGGTATTCGTTTTGATTCTGATAAAGCAGAACAAACTAAAAAAGAAATGCAGAACCAGGAAAAAGAATATCTTAAAAAGATGAAAGACATTTGTGGTTTAAGAATTGATATTTGGGCGGCAGCATCAATCGCACAAGCGTTTGAAAAAATGAATTTGACTTACAACAAAACTGCTAAGGGTGCTCCTAGTTTTACAAAGAACTTTTTAGCAAGTCATCCGCACGAGTTACCTCAGCTAATAGTAAAAGCCAGAGAGATGAATAAAGCTACTGGCACATTCATAACATCGTTGATGGACTTTGCATCAAAAGATGGGCGTATACATTCTCATATCAATCAGATTCGATCCGATGATGGTGGAACTGTAACAGGTAGGTTTAGTATGGTGAACCCAAACTTGCAACAAATTCCGGCAAGGAATCAAAACATAGGTCCTAAAATTCGTGGATTGTTTTTACCTGAAGAAGGACAGAAATGGGCTAGTCTAGATTTCTCGCAACAAGAACCAAGACTAGCTGTTCATTATGCTGTGCGTTTAAAATTAGATGGCGCAGAAAAAGCCGCGGAAGAATACAGAACAAATTCTAAAACAGACTTTCACCAGACTGTAGCAGATATGGCAGATATTCCTAGAAAAGCCGCAAAGACAATTGGTTTAGGTTTGATGTATGGAATGGGTAAAAATAAAATGGCCGCAGAATTAGACTTGTCTCCAGAGGAAGCTTCTGAATTGATCAGTACATTTCATAAAAGAGTTCCATTTTTAAAAGGATTAGTTCACGCAGTGCAAAATAGAATTGATAGCCCAGAATCAAACGGTTCAATACGAACTCTGATGGGTAGACGTTGTAGGTTTCCACTTTGGGAGCCCAGTACATTCGGATTACATAAAGCGTTGCCTTTAGAAGAGGCTAAACGTGAGTACGTTGGTCACATTTTAAAACGTGCATATACTTATAAGGGTTTGAATAGATTGATTCAGGGATCCGCGGCAGATCAAACAAAAAAAGCAATTGTTGATTGTTATCGCTCAGGACACTTGCCTTTACTTCAAATTCATGATGAACTATGTTTTTCCATAGTAAATTCTGGAGAAGCGAAGGCACTTGCAAATATTATGGTGAATGCCGTAAAATTGGAAGTGCCATCCCTAGTTGACCAGGACATGGGTCAATTCTGGGGTGATTCTTCAGACCATTAGGAGTCCTTGCTGATTTCCTTTTTTCCTAGCTTGGACTCCGCTTTTTTTCTTTTCTTTCTTTTTTCTTTCTTTTTTGCCCTTCGATTGTGATGGTGTTTCCTATGACAGTTTGCACATAATACCGCGCATTTTTTTATTTCTTCATATGCCTCTTTAAAATTATAATTAGATACCAATTTATTTACCGGACGATTGTCAGGATGCTTTTCTATGTGATGAAAGTCTAAGGTAGAGATGTGATTTTCTCCACACATTTCACAAGATAAAGAAGATTTAAACTCTAACCATAATTTTTTTAATTTTTTCTTTCTCTCTCGATTTCGTTTTAAATAACGATCTTTGTTACGGTAGTAATGATCTCGTTGAGACTGTTTACGTTTTTCAGGATCTTTTATCACAGCTTCTTCGTCCAGTAGATTGAATTACTGTTTGCCCAAGGCTTTGTTGGGTAAATAATTTTGTAGCCACATTTTAACAAACTATTACTAGATGCTGGATTATCTGTAGAAGTATCAGTAATCATCCAGGTATAGCCCTGAGAACGCATATAACGCTCTCTAGAGCGTATTAAACGTCTTTGGATACCTTGACCCCTATGAGAAGGGTAAACGCAACATCGAGACAGGTACGCTGTATCTACCCATTGGCGTGAAGGAACTACTAAACCAAAGGCAATGAGTCGTTCGTCAAGGATCAAGAACCAAGTGCCATTAAGATTCCCCTTAGCAGAAACTGGGTCATCATCCGGTAAGCAAAGCTTTTGAATCACACGCAAATCTCTCTTGTGCTTCTCTGTAAGCTCTTTAGTTAATCTTTTTATTGACTTCAAGTTACCTATCCTATAAGCTTTTTATATGGTTGATAAAACGAAATGGAAATCTGTAATCTGTAAGCCTGAGACTCAGGAGAAAGTGCAAGACTTGGCGAATCTCTATGAGATACCAATGAGTCATGTGTTACGCAATATTGTAGACCAAGTTTGGGCAAAAGAGTTTATGGCTGAAAAGAACCCTTTTGTCAATCAATCTAAGAAGTACAAGAATATTGTTTAGAAAGGAGAAAGAAGAATGCTAGAAGATAAACTAACGTATTTAGGTTTATGTGAAGGTATTTCTACAGCCACAGTAGCATGGAAAGATCTTATAAAACCTGTAGGTTTTGCAGAGATTGATGAATTCCCATCAGCTGTACTGAAGCATCATTACCCAAACGTACCAAATTTTGGTGACATAACTAAATATAAGGAATGGAAACTTGAAACAGACCCAGATCTCATTATCGGAGGAACACCTTGCCAATCATTCTCAGTTGCCGGATTACGAGGAGGTTTGTCGGATTCTCGAGGGAACCTCACCCTCACGTTTGTTAACATTCTCAATCGTTTTAGGCCGAAATGGTTTATTTGGGAAAACGTGCCAGGAGTATTTTCCTCAAATAAAGGAAGAGACTTTCACTCGTTCACAGAAGGTCTTCAAGCAATCGGGTATAGCATCGGGTGGAGAGTACTTGATGCTCAATATTTCGGACTCGCCCAAAGACGCAAAAGAGTCTTTGTTGTTGGAAATAATACAGGAGACATCAGAGGTATCACAGAGGTATTATTTGAGCGAGAGGGCTTGCTTAGGGATCTTGAGGCGAGCCGACAAGCGAGGAAAAAAACTACCAGAAAAACTGGAGAAAGCATTGCTGAAGACAACAGGTGGCCAGCGAAAATAAGTAATACTTTAGAGGCTCGTTATTTCAAAGATGGTGGTATTGATAACCAACACGTTAATGCTAATTGTCCTAAGTTTGTTCCCATAGACACAGTTTCTGCGGTTGTATATGAAGCTCATGCTCAGGATGCGAGGTACAGGGAACAAGAAGTATCCCCAACGATTCAAGCTAGACATTGCAATATGACTAATACTCCATTGGTATATCAATCTAACCAAACAGATGCAAGGGTCAAGGACATGGGAGACACTTGCCAGACTGTAATTGCTAGATGGGGAACTGGTGGTAACAATCAACCTTTAGTACAGCAATCTGTTATCAGGCGGTTGACTCCGGTAGAGTGTGAGAGACTACAAGGGTTTCCTGATAACTATACGCAAATACCTTGGAAAGGCAAAGCTAAAGAAGATTGCCCAGATAGCCACAGATACAAGGCTCTAGGAAATGCAATGGCTGTACCCGTAATACAATTTTTAGGAAAGAATATATCTGATTATGAGAAAAGACAAAAAGAAAAAACCTTTTGTAGATGAAAAAGCTTTGGCATATCAAAGAAGGTATGCAGAAGAAGTTTTAAAATCCTTTGAGAAAATGGGCTTTCAACAACCAAGGTCAAGAGGTAGATGATAGTTGTTCCACTTTCTTTAAAAGACGCGAATGATTTTGTGGAAAAACATCATCGTCATCATAAGCCTGTTTTGCGTTGTAAATGGCAAATCGGTGCAATGAAAGATGATAATCTAGTTGGAGTCTGTATGGCCGGAAGACCTGTCGCAAGAGCGTTTGACCATATGAAAGTAATTGAGGTAACAAGACTCTGTACTGACGGAACTAAAAATGCTTGTTCCTTTTTATATAGTGCGGCAGCTAGAATTGCTAGAGAAATGGGTTATAAACAAATTCAAACGTACATTTTAAAAAGTGAATTTGGTTCTAGTTTAAAAGCTTCTAATTGGAAATTTAGGCATGATGTCTTAGGTAGACAATGGAAGTATTATAAAAAAGTTAGAACGGATGATTTATTTGGCGAAAATATTATTGAATTAAATCCGAAAAGAAGAACAGATCAACCTACCTGTGATAAAAGACTTTACATAAAAGAGCTATGAAAGATCTAGAAAAGTTAATTAGTGAGACTCACAAGGAAATAATGAAAACTCCTTTGGGTGAGTTTTTAAAAGAAGCTGATGAAATTGGATACAGCTTCTTTTGTAAGGATATTGTTAAGAAGGTGATCATTGCACGTTTACAGAAACAAGGAAAACTAGGAGATAACAATGGATAGAATTTTTCATGAGAGTATAATTTCAGATACCCCTTTAGCAGAAAGAAGAAAGCGAGATAGAGAAGCCAATAAAGAACGATTAGTATGGTTGGTAAAAAAAACAAGAATGGATGGTATGACCGCAGAGCAGCTATCGAAACTCGATGGCATTGATTTGAAAACCGCAGATCAATACCTAAGAGATATTCATCGAGATGGCGATTGGGGTGTTCATCGAAGAAAACGCATAGTTGGACGAGATGGAAGAAACCATATTTTTGTTTATTTTATACCACCATCCCTTCCAACCTCTTTTTTAACTGAAAAAGAGAAACAAGAAATAAGGAAAAAAAATGAAATTAGAAGAGCCAGAAGTGTCAAAGTCTACGAAGAACTCACCGCAAGATACGAAGAACGATATGGTGAATCACCCTGAGCATTACATGGAAGGTGGTATTGAGACTCTAGATTACCTTAAAGCTAAGTCGAACCCTGTAGAATTTATGGGGTATCTCCGATTGAATTGCTTGAAGTATTTATCAAGAGCACCTTACAAAGGATCAGGAGTCACGGATCTTAAAAAATGCTTTTTCTACCTCAACGCGTTGATTAATGAGTTGGAAAATCATCCATCAACGTGCGAAGCGTTAAATCCAGGTGGAGACACAAAAGAGTATTTGGAAAAGATTGCTGATAATAAACAAAAAACAAGCACTGCAAGTGACTTCATACAACATCAAATGGATATATCTGATCAATTGTTTAGAATCATGAAACAAGATTTTAACCAAAGATCCAAGGATCTTGTGCATTTAGAGGGAACTTGCGCTAGTTTGCTTAATAAACTTGATAAAGCTAATCAGGAGATTAAAGAATTGCGAAATAATAATAATAAATAAGAAAATAAACGACTATATGTATGAGAATTCATATTTTAAAAAATATTTTTTTTATTTCTTCAAAATAGAGTAATTTAGTGTAATAGTGTAATTATGTAATAGAAACAATAGGTTATACCATTACACTAAGTATTACAGTAATACTATAGTATATGTAATGATAAAATTGTTTCAGGCGAAATTCATTTTTTAAAAAATATTTTTTTTTTTTTTTGAATTTAACTATATAAGGATTTAAAAATGCCTAAGATTCCAGGAAGAAGTCTCCCTCGAGCAACTCATAAAGCAATGGTCAGGATCCAAACTGTCCCTCTGGCTAAGAAAAAGCCTAGAGCTTTGAGTGATAGAGAACAGAAGTTTGTTGAAATATGGCTAACTGGAGCCGGAGAGATAACTATGAGGGATGCCGCGATTGAAGCCGGATATCCTCCAAAATCCGCTCAAATCAAAGCTTCTCAACTTACTGATCCAAGACAATATCCTCATGTTGTTGAGTATATTAAGAGAAGACAGGTAGAACTGGCAGAGAGATATGGAACTACTTTTGAACGTCACATGAAAGATCTTAAAATGATAAGAGATAAGGCTTTGGAAAGTGGCGCGTATTCGGCTGCAGTTATGGCTGAATATAGAAGGGGTCAGGCTTTGGGTAATATTTATATCGATAGGAAAGAGATTCGCACCGGAACGATTGATTCGATGAGTAAAGAAGAAGTTGAGCAGAAGCTGAGAGAGTTGAAAAAGTCCTTCTTGGATATATCGGATGCTCAGGTAGTTGAGTCAATTGAGAAAGAAAAACTCGTGGATAAAGAACTAAAAGATGAGGATTTAAATGGCAAAGGAAAAAAGTCTGTACAAAAAACTAAAAAATCAAATGAAACAGTCGAAGATAGTGAGGGTGGAGACTTGGATAAATAAGGGGGTTCCAGATTGTTTGATTGGTTTGAAGGGAGGATGGTTTTTAGTCGAATTAAAAGTTGCTACTAAGACAGGTAAGTTAAGGTTCAGCCCTCATCAAATTTCTTTTCATAAAAAGCATGAAGATTTATTGTGTTTCATAGTTGCAGCGAGTGATGATTTAAAGAATATGAATGTGTATCACTCTAAAAGAATTCTGGAATTGAATGAACATGGGTTGCATTCAATTCCAGATTTAAAAGGTTCTCTAAATGGCACTAACCTCGAGAACTGGTTAATTTCACTTATTGATTAGGTCATCAATAAAAAAGAAAACGATTATTACTACACCTAAAATTCCCATTATTAAGAGCATGATTCTTCCTTCCATTCTTCGTTCATTTCTTTTTGGTAAGCTTTCTCAGCTTCTACTTCTTCCTCTAACCAGATATAGTCAAGATTACTACTAGGAAAATCATCTTTCGTAAAGTCTATTTCAAAGCTTTCTGATCTGTTTAAAAAGTCGTAAATTCCACAGAACTGCTCACCAGGTTCGATATACTGTAGCGTGATTGATGATAAGACTTCATCCTCAGACATAGAATCAATAGTCTCTCGAGCGTGTTTTACGAAAAACTCAATTGCTTCAACTGGTGGATTCCATGCAGTTTCAAATTCAATATCCAACATCCAAACATCATCATCTAAACTAATCAGGCTACAATCTCTATATTCCTTAACGTCCCACTTTGTACCCCAATATTTGTTTGACCAATCATACCAATTATCAGCACCATATTTTTGTGTAAATTCTTGCTTGTTTGGCCTAGTCGTATCTCCTGGATTACGAGATTTTATTTCTTCTGGCATTGGTCTAAAAAAATCTAGTAAACCTTCGTCTCCATTTGAATATGGAATATCCTTAATTTTCTCTAAGAGACGTTTGTTTCGTGACTTTATAGTCAGTAAATTACCGCATAAGTTTGGCATATCAATTCCTTTCTGATTTCTGATTTACAATTTTTCCATCTACTTCTACTACACCTGTTGTCTCGATCCAGACATGAGCACCACAACTAAGTGGTTTATCTGGACGATACACAACCTCGCAATGACCATCAATTTTTACTGAATGACCATAAGTATTACTTCGACTATTCTTTACTGTAATGACCGGATTAGTTTCTCCGGTCTTACGATTTGCCTTTATAACGTGTTGGTTAATGTGAATTCTAGTTTTAAGCATCTCTACCCCTTAAAAGGATACATCTCCCGATGTCTCTGTTATGAATAAAAACCCCTCATCATTTCCTTCAGGATCTTTAGAAACTGCTACAGAAATAGTTTTGGGGTTGTCATTTTTACGCATATTTTCCATTACAAGAGTTGGAAACCCATCTTTGTATTCATATCCAACTACTTGATAACCTATTAATCCTTTATAATACTCTGTTGGATAATCTACCATGTTTCTTTCTCCAAATAAGGCATGACATAGTTATCAAACAAATCTTCTGCTTTATCATATAAAGATTTTTCATCTTCCCAGATAATTAAATGTTCATCCCATTTATCAATAACTTCAGCCGTAATCCCTTCCGTATGGTATATATCTACATCAACGAATCCATTCTCATCTTTACTTTCTGGATTCTCAATAAATAACCATTTTCCGATTGTAGGACACTCAATTACAACACACTTAATCTTTATTGGTTGTTGGCAACATGAGCAAATAGTATCAACTTGTACCCCTCGATTTCCTAACCAATTTAAAACTTTCTTAGGTGCGTTGGGATAAAATTTAAATTTGTATTTTTTGCGTTTCATACTTTCTCCTTTCTATATTTCTTCAATAGATTATACCATTCTTTAATTGCTTCATTCAAACTAGGCTTAGTGAATGGTTCTTCAATTTCCCAATCGTCACTACGAAACGTGCAGATCACTTCCTGATTATCTGCATCCGTCAATCCCTCAATGTCATCTACTTTCTCATCACTAGGGTTGATCAACATATAAAAACCATCGATGCGTTTCTTAGTGGCTAAACAATAATGAAAATAAAATCCGCCTGAGTGTTCGATGTGTAGTTTATGTTCTTTAACTAAATCAGGGAATGTCTTTTGTAAGTGTTCATCCAACTTATCACAACAATTCCAGTATGTTGTAGTTGTTTTATCAGTCATTAGTCATACTCCCTATCGTTGTTTTCTATAATCAACTTCTTAGCAGTTTCAATAGCAGTTTCTCTATCAGCAAAAATTTTAGAACACATGGATTTAGAATGCATAGACCTTACATTAATATATTCTTCTGCATAACCATCCCAAATTTTAAAATAGAAACCATTTTGAGATTCAGTTTCAAATAATTCAACTTCATAGCCTTCTATAAAAACTTGATCATTAAATAGTTTATTAATCTGAACTTCGTTTTTATCTCCACTACGCCATGCTTCCCATTTCCACTCATCAGGCAATGCACCCTGTAGGAATTCATTATCTAAAAATTGCAATAATTTTACAGGGCAATCAAAATGCAGTTTTCCACCTTTTGGGTTAATTAACAATACAGTTTTATTCATCTTTATACCTTTCTTTGATTCAAAAATTTGTCAATCATATTGCGATGATCATTTAAAAATCTAATCATTTCATTAAACACATAAAATACATGATGGTGATCCCAATTTTCACTATTTTCTAGCCACCCCCAATCATAAGGAACTACTATAAATCGGGGAGGAACATTCCAATATGGGTTGTGAAACTGTAAAGAGTCTTCTTCAATATCTTCCTTTCCTAAAAGAAAATCGTGGTCAGGGTCATACCCATATCTTTTTTTAGGGTCGGGGTGATCTATAAAAACTTGCCAATAATTTTTGACTAAAAATGATGGGCATTCATCATTGGGATAGCTTATGTAATGTTCCCAATTTTGGGGTATAGGGAGATCACTCCAATAGTGCTCCCTGTCTATAAAACCTCCTTTAATATTTTTAATGTATGCTTCAATTGAATTATTGTTATCCATTGTTAGCTTTCCTTAGTTTGTCTAATTGATGACCTATTTTTTTTCTTTCTTCGTTTGTTTTGGCGTTCACATATTTTTTTGTTAATTGCAAATATTTTTCAAAGTCTTGATTATTCATTTGTTTAGCATCCATTCCAGAACAGTTAAAATTAAATACGCAAAATAAATTCCAATAAATAATAAAATCATTTTTAATCCTTTCAGTGTGCTAAATATACGATCTGATCGTATCTTTTAGACCAACATTTTTTACACTCTCCGCATTTATGCGAACCGTCAATAGTCGCATGGCATAAAACAGAATTATTCGTTTTGATCAAATTATAGTTTTCTACCTTAGAGATCACAGTACTAATTTTATAATCTGAGTTAGGTTTGAATTTGTTTTGATCAACCATGTAATCAGAAATTCTAACCACTACATTATCGGGAAAACTTCCGTATTGTTCTAAATACTCTTTAATAATCGGATATTCTTTTGATGGAATCCAATGCTTAACTTTTGGCGTTAGCTTTGCTACCTCTACGATCCTGATTAAAAATTCAATTCCGTTTGCCTTTGCACTTTTGTTAAAATCCCCAGAGTCTAACCAACGAAAATATTTTTTACCTGATCTGTCAATCAAGAAAACCATACCATTTACCCACGTTTCCCGATCCTGAACTTCTAAGTTTTCTAGTCTTTTAGCATGGGATTTTTGAACACTAGGATAATTGTAATTACCCTCATATGCGTAACAATTCTCACAAACTGAACCTTTGCATTTGTGAAGTTTTGAACCAATGCCACAATTTAAAACAGAGATCCCGAAATTATTAACGTCGTTCCCCATTTTGGAAGAATGTCCCAAAGTTCCGACCAGTTCGGTTGCTTTCTTTTTGGTAAATACAATTTTTTGTTCTATCATCTTTTTATCCTTTCTGATCTTTCTATTTTTTCCATCTCAGCAATTTTAACTATCTGAGCTTCAGTTTTTTTAATTGCATATTTTGAATAACAACCGGAGCAACAATCTTCTGTAGTGTCTCCTTCCCACGCAAAAAACCAATCATCTGTTTCAGTTTCTTCTGTATTAAAAACCATTTTACAACCTTGACAGGTTACATTTTCAATATCGTAAAAACAGTCTAATTGCGATAAATACATTCTATATCCTTTCTATCTTTATTCTTTCTAAACTACTTTAATTATTATCTCATACTACTTATAGGATAGCAAAAAAACTTGCGCCCTCTTGTTTGTTCCTTGATTCCTGAAACGTGCGCCAAGATCCCACCCACCCAACCCGAAAACC